TTCGTCAACCGTTGGCACATTGACTGGAGCAAAGTGGCGGTGCGGGTGCGGTCAGCCTCTACAGCCTGCACCTGTGCCCAGGCCAGTTGCTCGTTCAGACTCAAAAATTCCCATTGGTTGAACTCATCGGCCTGTTTGTTCCAGGACTCAATCAGCCACCCCTGAGGCTGGACAGCCTGATCTGGCACTTTCTCCGCGATCAGGACGGGCAGGCGACTAACAACAATGGCTAAGGCTAATTCAACGTGATTCATATCGGCGCTCATGGCGCCAACCTCGCCTTCCCGTAACGGGTCGCTTGATACCACTCCGCAATCTGCGGCGCCCACGCCTCCAGATGCGGAAACATCAGCTCACACAATTGCCGAATCTCATGCTGCGCATCCATTTTTGCACGCAGATCAAGGAAGTGGAGAAAAGCCCGTAGAGTAAAGCTTACAACAAAATGCTGGCGATAATCAAAAGGCAAGTTACCCCTAGCGTGCTCCTCTGCTTGGCCAGATGCAATTTTCATAGCATACCTTTTAGCAGCGTAACGGCACTCCGCAAGGTCAGCCTCACGCATAGAATCGCTGTAATGGTACTTTTTCGCTTGCCGATCTGTGTAATCGCCCGTAGAGCGCAAATAAAAAGCACGCTCTATGTTTATCTCACCCTTGGCAGCCTTAATTATATGCTCAGAAGTATAACGCATTGATTGAGCATCAAAGGAAATTCCTATGCGATGTGTTCGCGCTTGCTGCATAACAGAATGCGGAAAATAGCCGGTAGCAAATATAATTTGCGCGTGCTCAAGTGGGCCGTAATGACCTCTTTCACCCTTGAGCAATCGTTTAACAGCTATTTCGCCCGCATTTTTTTCATCAGGCCAATTGGTTTTATCCTCAAAGATAAACCCTGAGCTATAGTCTTGGTGCATTCCCGCCCAAACTGCTGTTTGCGGATTAAGCGTAGACGAGATTACTTGAACCTGGAAGAGGGGGTCGGTAGTCATAGAGTCACAAAATGAATGGGATTGTTGTTGTTGTCAAGAAAGGCCAAGCGGTGCCCTTGAGCTTCTTGCTGCTTGGCAATTAAAAACAAAGCAACGCCAAGGCGAACGCTGTCATAAATGTTAGAATTAAACTCGTTTTTTAACTTGCTCAATTGATCAAGCGTTTCGCTGATTGCGCGGCCTGGGATTCTTGAGGAGGGCATTTTCTTGATCGAGTAAGTTTTTCCTGGTAACGATGGTAGCCGACGCCACTGAGGGGTACGGCCAGGGCTATTTGGCCGAAGGTGCCAAAGGCAGCCGTCTTGATCTATGGCTGTCCAGGACTCGCAGCCATCTGGATAAATTGCGTGAGTCAAGGATTCTGGTAAAATTTCTTTTGATTGAATTTGCATGGGTTTTGGAATAATTAAGCAGCTTAGTAAATTAACTAAGCTGCTATGGCATTAGGCAATTATCAGGTGCCAGCACCTCCTTCCGTTTCCGTTTCCGTTTCCGTTTCAGCGGGCAGTGGTGTTAAAGAAATTTCGCCCACATCGGAAATGGTGATTTTGAATTTGGCACCAATTTTCACTTCGGTAAGGTAGCCAGGGCCAATAATCAATTGACCATTTTTCTGGACCTTGGCAACAAAAGACAGTTCGCGGCCAGCCCTGACGCCCGGTTGAGCGGTGGGCACAAATCCGGCCGTGGCCGCAAAGTACGCATCCCTAAAAGCTGAGTACAGTAGGCGCTCGGTTCCGTCCTCCTTGGTGGCAACGTAGCCGGTTTTCCGAGTCAGAACATCCTTGGCGCTAACGCCTTCTTTGTGCAGTTCGGCCACTTTGGCGCGGAGGGCATTTCCGGTGAGCTTTTCCATTGATTGGCGTTGTGATGGAAGACCTTTAAATCATACCCCATCAAAGTCAAAAATGGAAGCCTGCCTTGCTGGTTCGTTTTTTCGCGGAGCCACGGGTGACAGAGGTAGCCCCAAGAGCAAGCGCTTGCAACGATTCAAGGCCCGTATTTCAATTTGTTTCAGCCCTGCGCGGCCCATGCCTGTTCGTTGCTGTATCACGACCCATGGCTCAGGGTGTTCGCCGTAGCGGCTCATTAGCACGTCGATAGATAAACTGTCAAGAGTCTCGGGGAGTTGAGACAAAAGTGTCGCTACCTCTTGCTCGTAGCTGAGCCGTTCCATAAGTGCTTCGGGGCCCGAAACGGAAAGATCGGCCAAGAAATCGGAATAAGTGGTAGGTTGTCCATCTTTAGAATTACCCAGAGGCGCGTCTAAGCTGCTAACGTATTTAATTTTTTGTAGAATTGTTACAATATCGTCAACACTTTTACTCATCAAATTAGCTAATTCTGAAAGTTTTGGATCACGCCCATGTTTTTGTAAAAACTTTTCTTTAGTTATGGATATTTTATTTAATTCGTCTTTTACTGGTTTTGGTAGTTCAATCAAAGAACCGCAGCGACGAACACCGCTTTGAATGGCTTGTTTAATCCAAAGATAGGCATAAGTTGAAAATTTGTAACCCCTTGCTCCGTCAAACTTTTCAACTGCACGATTTAGCCCTATACTTCCTTCTTGGATCAAATCAAGCATTTCAAGGGAGTGGTGCGCCCCCTGAAATTTTTTAGCAACTGATACTACTAGCCTTAGGTTTGCCTCTATGAATTTTTTTTTGGCTCGACGACCTTTCAATATGATACGTTTTTCAGCTTGCGTTGGCTCTCTCTGTAAATCTTTCAATGCTATCATTGCTTGCACTTCTCTGCTTAACTCTATTTCTTCGTCTGTCGTAAGTAGTGGAATTTCACGAATTTGTTTAAGATAGGACTTTAAGGCGTCACTCATTCGAGCGGAACCTCGCCGTTAAAGTGTTGACTTGCGGTTGGAGTTTGGTTTTTGTCTGCTTGGCTTGCATCAAGCCACAGACTTGCTCGATTTAGAGCGTCAAAAAGATCAGTAAGCTTTTCTGCGTCAAGAATTTGTCTTAGGAATTGACAAGCGGTTTGATCATTTGCCATTTTTTGTGGCCCATAGAAAGGTTAAAGGAGCAATAATTAAAAAATAAACAAGCAGCCAGATAGATAAAATTTCCATCAAAAGGGTATATCGTCGTAAGACTCGGACTGACGGTAATTATTCGCAGGCGTATTCCAGATTGGCGCTTCTTCTTTGCTGGATGCGCCACTATTAAAGTTACCTCCACCTTCGCCATCGCGCTTACCGCTCAAAAGGTCAAGTCGGTTTACTCGGATTAGCGGCTTGGATCGCTGTTCGCCCGTGGTACGGTCGGTCCAGCAATCAAGCTTAAATGAACCAGTAATGCCCAGTAGGCTACCTTTACGCACATAGTCGGCGGCAACTTGAGCTTGTTTCCCCCAAATCTCAAGGGGAAACCAATCAGGCTCGTCGTCACGGCTGGCGCGGTTCACTGCCAGGGTCAAGTTTGCGACCATGCTACCAGACTCAAAATAACGGACTTCTGGGTCGCGGCCAGCTCGGCCAACAAGAGACGCTGAGTTAATGCCGGGCAATTCCACAGGAATGCTTATTTGGTAAAATTTTGAGATTTGCAATTGTGGCTGTTTGTTTTTTTCAATGCGAAGCCGACCCGTGATAGTCAAGTAGGTGTTTACTTGAATACGCTGCATGGCCTCATCGGCTAGGTCGCCCCAGGCTGTAACCTGTAGAGCTATCGGAGGATCGCCATCTTTGTAAGCGGCAATCTCTACAGCAAAAACGGCAAATTGCCTTTCGCCACCAATTGCCTGCAGTGCGGGCGGAGTTTTAACGCAAGCCAGCAAAGTGATGCTATTCATCGGAGTCAATCTTCAAGAGTGGGTGTGATTCAAGTAATTCGTGAACGGCTCGACTTCTGGAAATTGGCTCAGGAAGGCGAGTTGCCGCATACCTGAATACGGATTCCGCTACTTTTGGCAACATTTGCGTTGTTACAGCAACAAGCTTTGGGCCAGTTCGCCTAAAGGGACGAGGTTTAATCATTGCTCATCCAGCCACTTGCGTTGCCAACAAAATTGGCATGGGCCCTAGTCTTCAATTGGCTGATGGTGGTAAAGTCGAACCTTTCCAGGATAGCATCCATTAGGCGTGTTTTCGCAGCTTGCGGCAGGGAGGCGATAGTTTTCCCAAGGACTTGGCGCTCAGCAAGGGTTAATTCGGGATCCTCTTTGGCGTGGGCGTTGGGTTGGCCATGCACCAAAGGCTCGGGAACGGCAGCGGTTGCAACGCCAGGACGGGTACGAGCTTCATCAAAGGCCTTTGCGCTGGCGGCTACTGACTCCAGAAAGGGCTTGCCAAGGGCCTCACGGATAGACGGGCCAATGCTTTGCCCGGTAGCTTTCAAGGCCTCCATGCCTTGCTCTGCTGCATTAAGAAGCAAGCCGCGACTTCTTTCAACCTCTTGATCAATTGTGTCGCCACCATCTACCCATTGTCGCAATAATGCACCATCTGTGGCAGTAATATAATTAGTGCCTCGACCCAAGACTGTCAATAATTCAGCCGGACATTTCAAGACACTTTGGCTTTTGCCGCCATCTTCCATCATCAAAGAAACGGTAGCTTCAAAGCTAAAGTTTTTTTCTTGAATTGGTTGCACTCCCAATGATACTGGCACCTTAGGATTTGTAAAATCTGTTTTTTCCCTTGCTCGCGTGCAAGCAATAATATGCGCCGAACACTGAAGCATGTTTGTCATAAAACGTTTATGCTCGCGTTTAGCAGTTTTCCAGTCTGCTACTTTTGACTTAACACCGTAACGGTCAACTGAATTATTTGCGATCCATTCGCAACCGCCCTCCGATTCCCATTCGTGAGAAACAGAATCAATGACGATAACCTCGGCGCCAGCACTGCAAGCGGCACTAATGGCTTCAATGTATCGAGCGGGTGAAAATGGAGAGAAAAATTCAAGAACACGAAATGGCTCTGCGTTTGGAAGGCAATCAGAGTAAAGACTCATTCTCCTGTTTTCGGTGTCAATGCCTATGATCTTGGTACTGTCACCACCGGCAAGACCGTAAGCCAATTGCAAGGCGGAATAGGTCTTGCCAGATCCGCTGACGCCGGAAAGCTGAATCAGGAGTCTAGCGCCAAGTCGTTTTGCGACTTTAATTTCAAAGGTCATTTGTCAAAAATCAAGGGTTGGTTTGAAAGTCTGGGCGTGCATAGCGAAATGGCTGGCAGCCGTGGCTGGGCCAGATACCAGAAGCTTGGCATTCGAGGATCCTGGTAAAAGCTTCCTCGCGTTTTGAGAGTCCCAACGCTATATCCGTCTCATCAAAGATTAACAATGAACGGTCATACGGAGGTTCCCACTCAAAGCAAATAATTCCAACTTGATTCGGAGGATGACCATATTTATCCTCAAAACCCAAGGCGATATGAGCCATTTGCAGGTCATAGCCAAGGTCAATTGCTTGCCAGTAAAAACGACGAGGTACGGCTGATTTTGTTTTTTTGAGATCATAAACGCATCCGTCTTTTGTTATTATGTCCGGAAGGCAGCGACAAGGGCGACCGTAGGCATCATTGAAAAAATGCGGAACCTGACTACCTTGCTCGTCTTTTTGGGCCAAAATTGGGCCAATGTCTGGGTCAGTCTCAAGAGTATCCCTTATTTCCATTCCCTGGCTAAGCATTTGATTTTTGATCGCAATAAGACCGCTGGCTTCAATCGCCTTAGCATTTGCTTTTCCTTCTTTTGTTCGTTTATCAAGGTTATCGCAAACCGCAAACATTTCGTCAATACTGTACGGTGGAGTTAAAAGGCAGTCCACAAGGCTACCTATGTTCATATCTTCGCTAGCCTTGTAGGGTTTAGCTTCGGGCCCATATCTATAGTTGAATGCTGACATGGTTCCGGTATATGCGCACTTAAGCGCTGACGGCGACCATGCTGGATGCTTGTGATAATCCGAAATTTTCAAGGCAAATGCGCGATGGCCCTTTAATGATCGCACACGCACACGCAAGCGTCAAGGGATCAGCAGGGACCGGGCCTCGGACACGGATCGAGCGCGACCCGCTATGCCTCCCATGGCCTCAATTTGAGCCAAGAACTTGGCCTGATTGTCACCAGTCTTGCTATTCTTGGGGCGCTTTACCTCAATAGCTGTAAAAACCCCAATTTTTTGACCAACCATTTCTGGTGTTACTGTTACAGTATGTATGCCAATCAGGTCGGATGCTCCGGGGCTGCCGACGCCATAGCGAATTACACGTCCATCTATATTACATTGCCCACAATTATTGCGAAACAATCTTGTATTACCAGTTGACAGCGAGAGTTGAATTTTTGCTTGAATTGCGGCCTCTGACTCTGGCAAGCTGATTTGGCGAATAATGTATTATAGTTACGCATAAAAAGCCCAGAGACTATCACCTCTCTGGGCTTGGGAGTAAACCCATGACCTTTGAATTTTAGACAGGAGCGCCAGAGTTTTCAAGGGCAGCGGCGATAATTGCGTCCTCGCTGGCATCTTTGTCAACCATCGCCTGAAGCCCCTCGGCCTTGGCAACGGCATCAGCGGCCTGAGTTTTTGCAAGTTCGGCGTCAGCCTTTGCCGCTGCAACTGTTTCAGCGTCGGCTGCATCATTGCCAAGGGCTACAGCAATTTTTCTTTAACAGATGCCAGCTCCTGCTTAAGGTTGGCTTCGCCAGTCTTGAAAAAATCAAGAACGGCAATCAGGCGGTCGGAAAGTACGGACATGCTCTCTGAAATGCGGTGGAGTTTGAGATCCATTGAAACAATGAATCTGTAAAAGGAAAAGTCCATTTTAGGGACCGAGGGAAATGCGGGCTGCATTGCCGTGCTTATTATAGCAGGTATTTCCGCAAATAAATCGCTTTGGTGGGACCTGTCGCGTTTGAGCTAGTCTAGCGTATTGATAAATTGCTCAACCACAAACCCTAGGTGTGGTTCGACTTTTGCCAATTCTTTTTGGTTTTCAATCAAAACAATTATTCTGTCTGTTGAGGCAAAGTTTCTCGCTCTAGTTAGTGTCATTTTAGCATATTCTTTTAGGCTCCATAGGTTGCTAAGCTCAGATCCAATAGCTCCTTCGATTATGTCCCTATCTGTCCCGTAAGAAATAACTTTACCTAAAAGCTTGCTAGAGTTGAAATATAATAGCAATTGAAAACGCTTGGCTAGTAATGGAGCGCTATCATCCATTCTTTGGGCTACATAGGGGCGTGACCAAGCTATAGATTGCGTCATATTAAATCAAAAATGCTGCCCTGCGACAGCCCCCGCTCTGCAGTAGATTCGTCTTCGTTCAAGGGAATGGGGCTATTGTTGACTCTAGCCTCGGCAATTGCAAAATAATTTGGCTCTCGCTCAATGCCAATAAAATCAAAGCCTTCCAGCAACGCGGCCTTGCCGGTAGTCCCTGAACCCATGTAAGGATCAAGTACGGTGCCTCCGGGTGGAGTGACAAGGCGGCACAAATAGCGCATTAAAGCAATTGGCTTTACTGTAGGATGATTGCTGCCCTGGCCGCGCTCGGACTTGCTGACCTTGGTGGTGTAGAAAAAGCGGGCGGCGGAGCCGGTCTTGCCGACCGTTTGCGGGAATAATTCCACCACCTCGTCGCTGCCATCGTGGATTAAATTGCTAGGCCATCGGCCCAAGGCATTTTGGCCTTCGGCATCTTGCGGCATTCCAATTTTACTCATGTTCAAGCTGTTGCCGTTAGCCTTATTTCCAGCGGCTGGGTTGTAGCGCTCTTCGGTTCCGACCCTGCACCCATCCACATTGATTCCCCCCGTGCCATGCGCCAGCACGTTTGCAGCTACGGTGCCCTCTAGCGGCTTGCGGGCCATCGTAATCGGTTCCAAGGAGGGTTTTAGCGCTGTGCCAAATCCGTCCCATTGCTGGGCCTCAGGCGTGGCGGGGGCGGTGATGAGCATGTCGCCAAGGACCTCCGATCCAACGGTTGCATCAAAGCCTGCCCCTCCCTTCCGCTTGGATGGGCGGCTGTTCTCATTGACTCCCACAACATCCCGCTTAGCCCCGGCCGCCTTATCAATCGCCTTGCTCACGTCCAGCGATTTCGGAAATCCTGATCCATACACCCATGCAATCATATCGCGAATTTCAAACCCAGCATCCTCGATTCGTACCGCCATTCGATGTTGTGTTTGCGTGCCAGCAAATGCCAGTAAATGCCCCCCAGGCTTCAGCACTCGCAAACATTCAACCCATACCTCAACCGTGGGCACGTCGTAATCCCATTTCTTGCCCATAAAAGACAAGCCATAGGGCGGGTCACAGACCACCGCATCCACGCTGCAATCGGGTAACTCTTTTAATTTCTTTAAGCAGTCGCCAAGGAATAACTGCATCAACCCCTTCCTTTGGCCATACGTGAACGGTAGACGTGATTAGCCCAGCCCGGTTTATAGCCTTTTTCTTTTTCAATTACCTGGAGATCTTCCAGTGTTTGGGCTCCTGAGGATGGGCGCTTAATGGGGCCTGTGTACGGTTGCAACGATTCTAGGTGCGCAGCGTATGGGGCATCCTTGGTTAAACCAATGCCTTTGTGTGCATTTATTGCTTTTGATCTTGTGACGGCCAAGCGGACGTAAGTTGGGTCAAGTTTTGGATCACTTGCGACATAAAATACGCCGCTTTGATTGGCCCATGATACCGGATCCCCTGGACGCAGTCGCTTGGGCTGCATAGCAACTAATTCGCCTTCAATTACGTCTGGATCTTTACTGGGCTGGCTTTCAAACTCATTGCCACATTCACTACACGTTTTTGCCGTTGCTTTGTTAGCGGCATAGCAATTTTTACAAACTTTAATGCCCGGCACATCGCTAGTTCGCTTTTTTTTGCCTTCAAGGCTCCACTCTCGCTTATCAGTTGGTAGCCCTAATTCCGGGTTTCTTGCGTTACCAACAAAATCAAGAATAATGGCTCTACTGCCATCAATTTTGCGGCGAAGCGGTCGGCCTAATTGCTGCAACCATAATGTCACTGATTTTGTTGGCCTTAGCATTAGGGCACCACTGACTGAAGGAATGTCAACACCTTCGCTAATTAACTCACATTGACAAAGTATTTTTAGTTCCCCCGTGGATAGACAAGAAAACAAACGATCTTGTTCGTCTTTAGGAGTTTTTTTGGTAATAGCCGCTGCTGCAATACCTGCATTATTAAACGCAGTTGCTACATTTTCAGCGTGCCTAACAGTGCAACAATTCGCTATTGCAGTTTTACCTGCAAGATGTTTTTTGTATCCTTGAACAATGTCACCCATAATTGCTGGCTTATCAACCGCCGCAGCCGCTGCTTTGGGCGCAAAGTCACCGGCTCGTTGTTTTATGCTTGCGCTAGCGATCGTTGGCCATGAATAGACAGTGGCTTCGGCTAGGTATTTATTTTCGGTAAGCCATTCTGCATCTTTCCCAAGAACTATGTCTTGAAAATATCCACCATGCCCACAACCAAGCCCGCGACCATCTAGTCGGCAAGGAGTAGCAGTAAAACCTATTAAAAAAGCATTTGGAAAATAGTCAATAACTTTGCCCCATTTATTTCCTGCGCATAAATGATGCGCTTCGTCAACAATGATCAAATCGGGTGGCAATAGCTTTTCGAGTCGCCGTGCAACAGTATCAACACTGCCTACCTGGATGGCGTGTTCTGTTACCTGTGCTTTTGATTGAATAACGCCATGATCTACTCCTTGACTTGCAACAGTTGCACTAAGCTGGGAAATGAGCTTGCGACGATGGGCAAGAATCCAGACACGGCGGCCTTTCTTGGCGGCCTGTAGGGTGATAGAGGAGAGGACTACGGATTTACCTCCCCCCGTGGGAAGAACGCCGCAAACTCGCTTGTGTTTGGCAAGGGCAGCTCGAATGCTGGCCTCAAGCTCTTGCTGGTGATCGTGGAGCGTTAGTGGCATCATCGTATTAAAAATATAAAGAAATTTCAATGTTTCCGCCAGGCTGCAATTGACTGCAATTCATTGCACCAAGCAAGCGCTGGATACGCAAATGACCTGTTGCAGGGTTTTTTTCAATTTCTTCTGGCGTAGCTTTCTCCAGCCATGAGTGCCAGGCCGCGCAATCAGCCAAAAAATCAATCGTGCTATTATTCATCGCCCGTCTCCGCTGCCGCTGCGGTCCCAGTGGGGGCAGGCATGGGTAGGCGCAGGCGCTAATGGAACTGCGCGGGTGAGGGAATGTGAGTCGCTCCAATCCAGCCTCCATTGAGGGCAATGAAGCCATGGGCATTTGCCAAAGTTGCTGGCAACTTGTTCCCACGATCCGTTTGCCCAGCGCCCCTCATGGTTGAGGTACTGAACCACGCCCTCGTGGTCGCCGTCTTTTGCTGTTGGGGGCCTGTCGCAGATTGGCTCTGGCCAATGATGTGGATAAACCTTGATTGTTGTTGCGCCGGTGGCATGGTCGCTTGGGTAAGTAGCGGTAGCTTTGGAAATGAGCTGATAATCGGCAAAATTCATAGCTGAGTTGTTTTGGGATGGAATTTGCGAAATAAAGCTTTTGCGGCAACTATAGATTTTTTGCGCCAACCCCGCTCAAATGGCCGTTCACACCGCTGTTCGTCGTGCCAGTTTTCACCGCAACCAAGGCAAGTTTTATCATACCCTATCCATGGGGTGTACGATGTTACAAAGGGCCGAGATTTTTGGCACGTTGGACAGCCAAGAAGCAATAGCGAGACGTCGGTGGGCTGGGGCTCGTATATGTGCCAATTATTCACTTGTTCAAAATAGCATCAATTTGTGCATAAAGTTCTTCCAGTGTACCATCGTTGTAAATTGTTGACAATACTGGAATCGTTTTAAGCTCTCCTTCGGATGCGTGCCCATATCTAGGAGTAATTTTTAATAATTTTTGCCAAAAATTGCGGGGCAATGATTTTCGGTAATTTTTTAATGTTTTTTGATTGACAATTCTTAAGATCAATGACCCAGGCATGGCCGCAATAGCTTTATATTCGTTCAGACGACGACAGTCATCAACAATGACAACTCCATTAAAACTGGAAATTGATTCTTTCCAGGCATCAACCCATAAATCGTTATCAATTAAATTACGTCCCCATTCAGTTCCGATTGTTTGAGCAAGTCGTCGATACGAAGGACTACCAGGAATTTTTTCAATTGGCTCTTCTTTCCAAGAAGTAGAATAAAGCATTTGTTCAAATTGGTCAATACCAAATGAATCCATCAAGCTTGCAAGCATTTTTTTTAATGGTTGAGCTAATGGAACTATTTTAGCGTTTCTATAATAATTCAACAAATAATTTGCGGTTGTGCTTTTACCTGATCCTGGGCAAGGAGAAATGATGGCAATAACAGTAGGCATGATCATGGTTTTTCGGGAATTGAAAGGCTGAGTTGAACCGCTTTCCAGGGGGAAAGGCCTATCTTATCATGCTGCCAAAAAACATGCGGAAGATTAAGAAATCTTTCAAGCCAAGAGCTTGTGTACCTCACTTTCCAGCCATTTCAGCAGCAAGCTTCAACAGCATAGCATTTTTTCGCTTGTCTCTGCCAGCGGCTTGCTTGGCCGCAATAATTGCATTTACACAATGTTCATTATCGCCGCCAAAAGAGATTTGGCTAAATGTGTGCCGAACATGATCAATGTAAACCCTAAAGTTAGATGCTGTCATTTTGTTTTAGAGAAAAACGTGGTTTGAGTAATTTTCTACATATTGAAATTTGCTGATCTATTGTGTAACCATTTGCAACGCCCGTAAGAAAATCTTTTTTTAGATTTTCCACGCTGCAACCTGGTTGAGCGTTAAAATTTTGTAGCGTTTTAATCCAATCAGCCTCATCCATCCACTCTTCGCAAAAAAGGTCAACAAGCAAAGAATTGATTTTTTCCTCAATAGTTATTTCTTTGCTTGGCCGTCCTTCTGGAATGCCAACAAAATTGCAAGAATACCGCTTTGGGCCTGGAATTGAGCAGGATCCTTTTAACCATTTAATTGCTGATTCATTTGGATTTGACTCATGCCGATGCAAAAACCTTTCTCTATCTCGACTGCAAACAGTGCAGCGAATTACACTTGATTGCTCTGAAATAGTCACTGGATCTTGTGGAATGTTTTGGACAAGAGCCTCCCATCGCCATGGCTGAAGGCGCGGGTTAGGGCATGGTGGACGTCTCTTTACTGCTATACAGCGTACTTGAGCTTAATCAAGCATGGTTGATAACCGGGCGTGTAGTAGCTCCGTGGATCCCGAAGCATCAAGCCTTCGCCGCCGTTGAATTTTACCGCACGTAAGTATGCAAGCATTTCATGGACCGAGGAAACAGTGGACCAACGAGCAAGCTCCAATCGGTCAAAATCGGCACTTTGAACTGCCGCAGCTAATGCGTACTTGCGGGTATTCCATGGCATTCCTGGCATGGGTAAATCAAAAGCAATGATTTGCATTGACTTTGTAATGTGCTTGGGTCCGTAGCGAATTACGCTAGCACAACGGCGCTCGCCGTCAATGCCATCATAAAGCTCGCAATCAAGGGCGATTCTGCTTGGAAGACCGTCAAGCCATTCATCGGTCAGCTCAATTTCGCGGCCCTCTTTGGAATAAGCATTACGCCCATCCCAAAAAAAACGAACGCCGCGATATTTTTTCTGCTGATCCCAGTGAATGTATTGAGCAAGATTGTCAAGATCGGCGTCAATGCCGTGCATAAGGTTCATGGTTGAATAACGCTGCGGGCCTCGGTCATCAGGTCCTTGGCCGCTTGCGATCCAATCTTAGCACATACAAGGTCGTAAAACCTTTCCCCTTGGTCAAGCTTACGGGTTTCTTTTTCAATTCGACCCTGCAAAAGAAAAGCTTTCCAGATCATTCGCTTGTGAGTAAGCGCTTGCTTGCTTACAACATTGGTAGATTCTGCGTATTCATTTCGCAGTTCTTCGTCGTAAAGATCCAGTTCAATGCAAAACCTGGAAAGGGTTGAATCGTCGAGATCCTTTACATCGTCAATGCCAATTTCCCTTCCAAGAACGGAAGAATCGCGAAGCTTGATGTTTTGCGATTGACAATAAAGAATGGGGTTACTCATGATTTAAGGCTTGAGGTTGAATTTGTTGGTAAATTGGTCAGCAAACCACAGTTTAGTATGGGCCCAGCCAATCCAACAGCCATCTGGATCATTGTCCCATGGATATTGCATCCAGTCGCCGTCCGTATCGTAACACGCAATACGCCCGTTTGAGTCGGCATCGCTTTTAGTTGGCTTGCGATCTAAAAAAGAAATTGGCGTAGGCCACTGCTGTAGCAACGCTTCTGTTTTTAATCCTCGAAGAATAACTTCAAGCTGTTCCCAGCAAGTTGTTTCTGCGTTTTCAGATTCATAAACCTTTGCAAGGTTCATAAAATACTCAAGAGTTTCGATCTGGGTCATTTGCCAACCCCTAGCCCGTTGCTGTGCTGAGATTCCACTAGCGATCTACCATGCTGAATGCCAATTTGAACTCCGGCGGTAAAAGCCAAAACACTGCGAATTAGCGAATAAACAACAATACTTAAAAGTGATTTTGCGGCTGGATTGTATGTTGCAATTTTCTGCTGCGCATTGGTTAAATGCGTAACAGCAAAATAAACTTCTGCATTGTTGTTTGCAAGGTTTTTAAGCAATTTTTGAGCTTTTTGTATGTCAAGGCCAATAGCTTGAATCATGGCTTCCAGCCGACCATAATGGAATAAGTACCCCTCGGGCTGTAGGTAATCGGGTTGAGAGATAGGCAAATTTTGCCTATGATAAAAACGTTGCCATCCACGTCACAAACTCTGTAACGAGGAAAAGGCTTAACTTGAACTTTTCTGCCGGAATTTAAGGTCACCGTAACCTTTGGATCGTTAGTAATTTTTTCAATAATACGAACTCGGCAGTTCGGTTCGGCCAGCGTGCATGGATGCCGAAAAGCGTCGGCGCCTGGCTTAAACTGTTTTAGGGGCATTGGGCGGTTTTGCGTGATGCCTGTGAAACATAGCACGTATTCGCTTCGCTTGCAACCAACTGCTATGGTGGCCAAGGTACAACCCTCCAATCCAATGGAAATTTTTACGTTCCGGCTTTCACCGAGGATGGTTGCCTGGCTTGACAGCCGTCATGAGCCAGAGGAATCAGAGGAATCACGGGCCGCTGTGATTCGCAATCTGATTGTTCCTGAAAGGCCAGTCATACGATGTTCCATCTTTATCAGTAAACCGCGACAGGGCGAGTAGTGCCAAGTAACAAAAATTTACTTGCTACAGCTAACGGCAAGTGGTTTGAGATTCTTACCGGACTGGGCCGAATAGATTCCTCTTTCTTGGATGGTCGGCATGGTCCTTGTCCGCTTTGCGGGGATAGGCCCGACGCTGATCGCTGGCGATGGGACGACTCGGCTGGAAAGGGTGACGGGGGAGGTTATTGCAATCAATGCGGTGGCCCTGGTGAGAACGGAGGCCCTATCTCTGGCGTTGACCTTTTGATGAAGTCTCGCCAGTGGACGTTCAAGGAGGCGGCTAACGAGGTTGAGCAATTTTTGGGAGAAAAACCTATAGCAGCAGTTAAAAAAAACGTTAAACCAGCACGGATACCAGAAAAACCGCCTGTTGACGCAAAACCGCCGATGATGGGTCGCTCGGTAGCTCAGTGGTGTTATCGGAATACCAACGGCGAACAGTTATATTGGATACAGAGATATGAGAACAAGAAAAAACCGGACAAGAGGGGTAAGCCAAGCAAAACATTAGTACATAGAACGTGGCTAGACAATGGCTGGCATTTTCCTAAAAGGACAGATCCGTTTACGTCTGAGTGGCCGTCACCAAGGCCGCTATTGGGGCAAGAAGAGTTACTGATTCGACCCGATTTAGATATTTTGATAGTCGAAGGTGAAACTACTTGGGATGCGGCTAGATTACTTTTTCCCGATCACGTAGTCATTACGTGGTCTAATGGCTCAAAAGCGGTAGGCCATGTTGACTGGACGCCTCTTGCTGGCCGAAACGTAGCGATCTGGCCCGACGCCGACGATGATGGTGCGCAATGCGCCAAGAAGCTGGCTTCGATTTTAAGCGGTATAGGCGCAGGCTCGATAGGTATAGTTGCACCACCAAAGGATGCCCCCCAGGGTTGGGACATTGCAGATGCTGCGGACTGGTCGGAGTCTGATGCCACAACCTATTTGAGCGAAAACCTTTCTGCGGTAGGCAATTCTGGCGGCAACGGCGACGATCAGGTAGTCAATGCAGCTAGTAATCAAGGCAATACAAAACCATATACACTACTTGGCTTTAGTGGTAGCGAATACTATTATCAACCCGGCGATAGTGGTCAGGTTACAAGTATAAGCGGAGCTTCGCATGGACCTATGAATTTGTTTAGGGTTGCGCCTATTGAATACTGGTCAAAACAGTATCCAAGGTTTAATAAAGATGGAGAGTTTATTGGTATAAATTGGCAGCAATGCGTAAGTGAATTATTTAGGGAGCAGCATCGAATTGGTTGTTACGATAGCTCTCGCATTCGTGGCGTTGGCGCATGGTGGGATGAGGGTCGTGTTGTTTTTCACCTTGGCGACAGATTGATTGTTGATGGTAAACCTTATCCCGTACTAAATCCTCCCGTATCTGATTACATTTATCAAAGACTACCAAGGCGCGATGGTCCTGGCTCTGCTGAGCCGTTAAGTGATCAAGAGGGAGCTAATTTACTTGAATTATCTGAAAGATTTCATTGGGAATCAAAATCTTCTGGGGTGCTTTTAGCTGGCTGGACGGCTTTGGCGCCTATTTGCGGAGCCCTGGACTGGCGGCCACACATTTGGTTAAATGCGGTACAGGGATCCGGCAAGACTCAGTTAATGAATTTATTTGTTAATCCTTTACTGTCGGATATTGCCCTTGTTTTGAAAGGTCAGGAATCTTCAGAGGCTGGTATCAGGCAAATGTTGAAAAGTGATGGAATACCCGTAATTCAGGACGAAGCAGAGTCAAATGGACGGGTTGATGCTGGAAAGGTTCAGGGTGTTTTGTCCTTGGCTCGCATATCTTCCTCGGAATCACGCGGGGTAACTGTTAAGGGTTCAGTTAGTGGTGAGGCAATGATGTTTAATATCAGATCAATGTTTATGTTATCCAGTATCAGTGTTGCATTGGTTCAAGGTGCGGACAGACGTAGGTTTTCTGTTTTGATGCTGAGAATACCAGATGAATTAACGCCAGAGGCAAAAGCTGAGCACTGGAAGGAGCTTAAATCTGATTTATTGAAGTCTATAACAAAAAACACCGGCAGACAGCTTGTTGCGCGGATGGTCAATTTAATTCCACAGGTACGGGAATCTGCTCGTGTTTTTTCGGAAGTTGCCGCCATTGAGCTTTCGGGTGCTGCGGCTGGTGATCAGATTGGGGCCCTGCTGGCTGGCGCCTGGATGCTCTCCAACCAAGTGCCGCCTACCGCCGATCAGGCACTTAAAATGTTGCGGGCTTGCGGGCTTGAGGAGGGCGCTAGTGGCCGCGATGAGCGCGGCGGCGACCAAAATGACTGCCTGCAAACGATTCTCCAGGCGCGGCTACGGGTGGAAACGGGTTCGGGTGACGTGCGGCGAACCGTGGGCGAATTGGTGGCCTGCGTTGCCGCTGGCGGCCTGGGGGATCCCAGTGACCCCCTGACCGCAAGCCAGGCGAAGGCTGAGCTGGGGAGGCATGGCTTAAAGGTCGAGGCCGAATTTTTACTCGTCTCTACGACCGCCAAGGGGGTGTCGCTGCTGTTACGCGACACCGCATGGGCGGCTTGCGGCTGGACGAATTTGCTGGCTTCGCTACCCGGTGCGCAGCGTTGGGGTGTCACGCGGTTTCAGGGCTTATCGAGCAGCACCAGGGCGATTGCAATTCCAAGATCCCTGCTGTCGTAAGGCTTTTCAGCGAAACAGGTTTTGTTACGCCTGGGCGGTCAAAAAGGGGGTGTAACACCCACCGTAACACCCCAAATCTATTGGCATGACAGGGTTTGTTACGTTGTTACGCCTGTTACGGTCGAAAGACAACACCAAAGACACGTAAGGGAAAACAGGACCCCTTTCCCCCCTCCCTCTCTCTCTTTCTCTTTCTTTCTACCGTAACAAACGTAACAACGTAACAAAAGTAGTCGGTGACTGGGTTTTTACCCGTTACGGTGGCGTAACAAAATCGGGAGAGCCGTAACAAAACGTGGTTGACAAAGGCTTTCGCCCGTGCGAACGTAGAAAGGTCAACGAAACAAACTGGTATGACTGAATTTGATGTCCGAAATCGGCAGTATCGAGAGGCCATCGCTGGGGTTTTGGACCTGATGGCAGCACACGAGTCCGTTGGTGGCGGGACTATCGCCGAATCGGATGAATTACGCGGCGTCCTGGCGACCCTTGAGCGCCTGCGGAGGGGCTACTGATGGCTTTCAATGTCTCCGTGCCCCAGGCGGCGCTTCTGGCCGCCCTGAGAGGTTCCAGTCGGGCCCTGGGCGGGCGAGGGGCTCCCAACGTGCTCTCGGGGCTCCTGCTAACCGCTGACGGCGACCGCCTCACTGTCACGGGTTACGATCTTGCTGTGGCCGTCCGCCGCGAAACCGCCGCAATCGTGGAAACTGCGGGCTCTTGTATTGCCCCAGGCGCAATGCTTACGAGGTTGGTAGGCGCCCTTGCTGGTGGAACAATGGTTCGGCTTGAGGATTCTGGGACTGGCGAGCTTGCGATATATGCTGGCGAAGGTCGGTATTCACTTGCAATTGCATTTGAAGCCAAAGATTATCCAATTTTACCTGAAATAGACAACGATTTAGAGCTAGTATTTTTTAAGTATGGACTCCTAAGGAATGCAATGCAAGCAGTTAGTTTTGCTGCCGCTTCTTCTCCGGGTTTAAGGACAATGTTGTATGGGGTTAATTTTCTTGCAAAAAACTCTGACCTGCAGTTATCCGCTACCGATGGACACCGCATATCAGTTTTTACCGTAAAAGGTGCTGAAACGGGCGAGCTTGCATTTACTGTTCCAAGTGAAACCGTAAATGAATTACAAAAATTGGGACTTGCTGACAATGATTTAGTGTTTTTAACACAAACAAAATCACATGCGCTTTTTAGGACTGGCGAGGTTTCGATAATAACATCGCTTTTTGCTGATCCCTACCCAGAAGTTAGCGGCTTGATTCCTGAGACTTGCAAGAATACGATTTTACTCAAGCGCCAAGACTTGATAGAAGCTCTTGAGCGTTGTTTAATTGTTAGCAATGCTGCTTCCGGTCAAACTGGATATGTAACTATTAGTTACGCGAAAGAAACTGGCGATCTTTCTGTTGCTTCCACAAATGACGCCGCAAGCGCAGCCGACACAATTGCAACCGAAAGTCAAACTAGCAGTGAAAATTTTACTGCTAAAATGAACCCCAGATATTTACTAGATAGCTTGCGCCATGTTGAGCAAAACTGCGTAATCCTGGGAATTAACACTGGTACTGGACGCCAAAGAAATAATCCTGGACCCAAGCTTCAAGCTGAACAATTTTTAATTCATGGCCTAGGCGCGGAAAACCATAGACAGCTAATCATGGGAATGGCACCGTAGCCAAAGGCGTAGACAGTTTGCAAGGTGGGTAAAATTGATTGCTGATGTCTTAAGTGGCTTGCTATGGTGGGTTTGCCGCTGAAAACGGCTAACCCATTGCATTAACAGTTATGAGCCAGCTTGAAACACTTGCTACGGTTACCGTTTGCGCTGATAAAGCCAATCGACGTGGACGAGCGCTTGAATTATTACAATTTTTTGACCCTGACGGAGTCTACACCGATTACTCAAGCAAGCCTGAAAACCGCAAACCATGCTCTCTTTGGGAAGCCATTAGAGCAGCCGGAACAATTGCGTCCGATTCCACAGTTATTGGCAATTGCTCGGAAGAACGTCTTTTGAAAGAACTTTTTACCTGCCTTTCCGATTGGGCCTGGCAGGCAAACGTGTAACAGTTCATAAACCGTCCTGCGTAAGGGCGGTTTTTGGTTTCCAATGCTGTAGGATCATGGCATCGGGACAAAAACCCGGTTCACTTGTTTTTTCAAAAACCATGACTCAACCCGCCTGGATTGTTGCCGCTAATCTAGGGGACGTCAATCCCTTGGACTATGGCGGATCTTTTATTTTGATTGATGGCAACGGTGTTTACTGTCCCAAATTGTGGATTTTTGAACCCATTGACGATAGTGACGATACCCAAGTAACCTTTAATAGGATTTTGCTAGAAGTCTGCCATATTATGGCAAGCGGTGAGATAGGAGACAACAATTACCACCCTACCTCGGTTGCGTGGTTTGGGGATTTGAGACAATTAAGTTTAGCCATAAGCTACGGTGATTACAAAAATCTTGCCCTACACTTGTCCAGCGATAACATATTGGAGAGGGCAAGCGCTTACCGGCTACTTATTGATTACCATGGCGCTGCTAACTTTGGCGGCGAAGGCAAAACCTTGGCCTACAAGCAAGCCAAAAAAACAATTGATAGGCTGCAAAAGTTCCTTAAATCTAAAAGAGTTTTTGATCCCTCTATCGTTTGATTTTTTAACCCATCCTATTACATTGCCTTTCATGTTCACACTTCTCCTCAAAACAAAATACGGATGGACCGATCACCTGGGCCATGGAGACAATGAATGGCCAACTGAAGAAGCCGCTTGGGCTGCTTCCAGAAGCCTTGAAGAAGTTGGCTTTAGCGCCGATTCTGACTACGAATGGCGCGTCATTCCCGCCAATAACCTTAGTCGCTACGACTTGATTGCTTGACTCCGCCGGGAGTGCATCCCGGCAACCCATCCAACTGCATTTTTCATCGTGATCAACCAACTACTCGAATCTTTGCTTTCCGGTTTTACTGACGACAATGGAAATATAATTGATTATATTGGTATTGTATCGGATGAACTCAAGGATACACTGACAAAAGATTATCAAGAATTTTTGCGGCAATTACCAGAGTCATTTGATCCCGAAGACCATTATATCGGTTCCGCCACTGGACCCGGCAGTGAACAGTTAGCCCACGATTACATAATGACGCACAACCACGAAGGATGCGGTTTTTGGGACGGAGACTGGAGCAAGGACGCAAGTCTTATTCTTAAAATTTTGGCCCAAGCCAAGCCTGAAATTGATGTCTACCTTGACGACGATGGCTTAATTTATGCAATGTAACAGTTTGTGAACCGTCCTGCGCAAGGATGGTTTTCGGGCTTCCGATGCTGTAGGATTATGGCATCGGGAACAAACCCGGTTCACTGATCCCAAAAAAACAAAGCCATGCCACGCACTTTCACCGAAGTTAAGACTCTTTTTACTTTTGATGAGTTAAGCGAAAAAGCTCAAGAAAAAGCAATTGAAAACCAATGAGATTGCAATGTTGACTACGACTGGTGGAGTGGCATTTACGAAGATGCCGCAATTATCGGCCTAAAGATAGCAGAATTTGACACGGATCTTGGCACTATTAAAGCCAATCTTACCGAGTCCCTGCTTGATTGCTGTAAACTGATTCGCAAGAATCACGGCAAGGAATGTGATACGTTTGCAACCGCTAAACAGTATTTAGCGGAATACATTAAAGCCTTCAAGAAGTATGGCTGGAGAAAGGGTATAGACCTTGAATATTATACCCCGAATCAATTACTTGCTGAGTTTGACATGTACGACGAATCTGCCGACGTTGAACGCGACTTTCAAAAAGCGCTACTTGAGGATTATCTTGTAATCCTGCGTAAGGAGTATGAATATCTGACAAGCGAAGAGGCCATCAAGGAAACGATCAAAGCCAATGACTGGCGTTTCAGTGCAGGAGGTAAACTTCACGGCTGCCTCTAATCCATGCTACAATGACACCACCGGGAGCAACCCCGGTTCATTTATCTCCCTAAAAACACCATGGCTCAAGTCAAAACAGCTTACACTGTCGTTCGCCGGGGAACCGGATGGAACCAGTACGGGTCGACCCCTGACACCGTTCTTTCGCGCCACAGTAACTACGAGTTAGCCAGAAAGTCATTTGATAAAGGTTGTGGCGCCAAGCAACTACTTGGCCCAGACGGCAAAATAATTGATTTTAGGATCTGCTAGTTCTACATATTCTCTGTTATGCCTACCAAGTCAATCACAGTAACTGGCCTACAGCAGGCTTTAGACGATTTAACGGTTTTCCAGCGTGCAAGAATCCCTGGATCTGTACTCTGGACGTTATCTGAGTTTGGTAAAATTCTTAGAGAAAACGAACAGCAGGTAATACGCTCTACATTTAATCGTGCAAACAATTTTACAGTAAATGCGCCTTTATACAAAAAGCCAACCAAAGAAAATCCTAGGCTTTTGTTTTTTCTTAGAGATATTGCCGCTGGCGGTATTTCCCCTGATCGCTACCTTGCCCCTCAAGTTGATGGTGGCGAAGTGTATGTCACAAAATTTTCACGAGCACTTCGCCGTGCAGGTGCCATCGCCCCTAGTGAATACGTGTTTCACTGGGGAAACGATAAATACAAGCCAACGCCATCCTTTATATCTGCTCTTACCTCTGTTCTTGGAAGAAACTCGGGTCCGGTCAAGTCGGGCCGCCAATACGCACGCAACCTAAGATCAACCCAAAGGTATTTTATACTCGATAAACGTGATATGTCAGGACCCAAAAATGCGGTAAATTCTCGCCGTAGATACTCCGACAATGGCTACGATGGGCCAGGGATTTACACCAGGAAAGGTAAAAAACTAGACCTTGTATATCGGATTCTAAAAAACGTGCCAATCGTTCCGCCCAAGTATGACTGGACAGAGGAGAGAATGTCTAAACTGGCAGATCAATATGTTCCAGATTTGCTGTTAAATAAATTAGCAGAATTTTAAGACTTGGGAGAGGCGATTTAATGGAGAATTTTCATGACTTGATAGGACCGATTTAATGGAGAATTTTCATGACTTGATAGGACCGATTTAATGGAGAATTTTCAGGACTTGAGAGGACCGATTTAATGGGCCCCAGCCCCAGCCCCAGCCCCAGCCCCAGCCCCAGCCCCAGCCCCAGCCCCAGCCCCAGCCCCCATATGTTACGGATTGTAACAAAAATAG